CCTTTCACCGGCGCCTGCGCCGAGCCGCCGAGCCACTGCGCGACGACCTGCAGGACACCATCCGCGGCCTGGCCATCACCGGCGAGGGCCGCAAGGCGGGCAAGCGAGGCGGCCCGTCGCCGACCACCCGGCCGCTGCGCGCGGCCATCGCCGCCGCCATCCGGATCAGCGTCCGCACCGGCGGCAGCCCGGGCGCCAAGGTGTGGCTCGACAAGGCCCGCCTGCCGGACGACATCCCCATCGGCCTGGTCAACCGCATCAACGACGGCAGGGTCCGGCACCCCGTGTTCGGCAACCGGCGCCGCTGGGCCCAGCAGAAAGCCACCCCTCTGTGGTGGGACAAGACCGTGCGTGCGCACCAGCCGCGCATAACCCGTGAAGTGGAGCGCGTCGTCGACGACGTGCGCCGCCGCCTCGAATAGGAGCACACCGTGATCGTTGTCTACACGCCCGAGGGCGGCGAGCCCGAGCACTACGACGCCTCCAGCCTGAAGGTGTCCGAGGCGGCGATCGTCCAGCGCAGCGTCGACATGAAGTGGCAGGAGATCCTCACCGGCCTGGAGCAGGACGACCTCGACGCCATGCGCGGCATCGTCTGGGTCATCAAGAAGCGCACCCAGCCGTCGCTCAGGTTCGGGGAGTTCGACCCCGGGGTGACCGAGATGACCTCCCGCATGGACAACAAGGAGATCGGCCGCTGGCTGGACGCCACCCTCGACGCCATCGACCCCGAGCTGGACTGGGAGACCATCGAGGGCATCATCGGCCCTCGACTGGGCGAGGTCGCCGTCGACCCGGAGTACGCGCGCCAGCTCCTCGACGCCCGGGCCACGGTCCCAAAAGAGACCGCCGAGGACGGCCCGCAGCCGGAGGCGCAGGAGACGCCGGCCGACTCCCCGAGCCCGAGCCCGACATCGAGTACGCCCGCGACTGTCTCCTCGGACTCTTCGCTCACCTCCTCCACATCACACCCCGAGACGTCGACGACCTGAACGTCGCCGACTTCTACAACCTGGCCGCCTGGATCGAGCAGCACCAGGCAGCCATGCAGGCGGAAGGCGGTGGATGACCGATGCCGTCCATGAACTTCATCCTCACCGGCCAGGACCACCTCTCGCGGATCCTGGACCGGGCCGGTGACGCCAGCAACCGGCTCGGCCGGCGCCTGCTCACCATGTCCATCGACGGCGACGCAGCCCTGCGGCGCATGGCCAGCAACGGCACCCGCCACCTCGCCGGCCTGGAGCGAGACAGCGACGCCGGAGCCAAGTCCCTGGGCGAGCTGCGGAAGGCGACGCAGCTGCTCGCCCCCGCGGCGATCCCGGCCGCTGCCTCGCTCGCGCCGATCGCCGCCGGGGCCGGCACGGTCGCGGTCGCGGTGGCGGCGATGGGCGCCGCCCTGGGGCCGCAGATCGCCGCGCTCGGCGAGGTGTCGGACGCGCAGAAGAAGTACGACGACGCGGTGGAGAAGAGCGGTGCGTCGTCGGCGGAGGCGGCCAAGGCGCAGGCCGAGCTGGCCCGGGTGACGGCGAAGCTGCCGCCGGAGACCCGCCGGGCGGCCGCGGCCCTGGCCGTGCTCAAGGAGGAGGGCCGGGCCTGGTCCGACTCCCTCGCCGGGGACACGATGGCCCCGGTCACCAAGGGCCTCATGCTCACCAACGCCCTACTGCCCAAGACCTCTGGCCTGGTGCGCGTGGCGTCCGGCGAGACCGACCGGTTCATCACCATCCTCGGCGGCAGCTTCGCCAGCCCCGGCTTCGACGCCGTCAACTCGAAGTTCACCGCGTTCGCGCAGAAGACCCTGCGTGGCGTGAACGACGAACTGGTGCACCTGCTGCGTGTCGGCGACGGCCAGCAGGTGGGCGGCCAGGCCCGCGAGTTCCTGGAGTGGGCCCGCGCGCAGGGTCCGACCGTGGCGAGCGTGCTGCGCAGCGTCGGCACAGCCGTGCTGAACGTGCTGGAAGCAGGCAGCGACGTGGGCGTCGGACTGCTCCAGACCGTCGAGGTCCTGGCGCGGCTGGTGTCCGCCGTCCCGCCCGGAGCGATCGCCGTGTTCCTGCAGCTGGCCATCGCGCTGAAGCTGACCAAGGCCGCAGCCCTCGGCATGGTCGCAGCGCGCACAGCGCTGGTCGGCTTCGCCGGGGGACTGATCACGATGAACACCGCGGCCACCGCCGCACCCGGACGGCTGGCTGCTGTCCGCGCGAGCATCGCCGCCCTGTCGCGCACCACGAAGGTCGCGATGGCCGGCACTGGTATCGGTCTGCTGATCGTGGCCCTGGGCGAGCTGTCACAGATGGGCAAGCAGGCACCGCCCGATGTCGACAAACTGACCGGCTCCCTCAAGCAGCTCGGCGCCACCGGCAAGGTCACCGGCGAGGCAGCGAAGCACTTCGGCTCCGACCTCGGCGGCCTGTACGACAAGGTCCGCTCGCTCACCGACCCGTCGACCATGGACAACGTGCAGCAGTTCCTGGTCGGCTGGACCGGCTGGGACAGCACCCCGGTCAAGGACGCCAAGGAGAACATCGACTCCATCGACAAGTCGCTCGCGCAGCTGGTCTCCAGCGGCAACGCCGACCTGGCCGAGGCCGCGCTGAAGCGGTTGACGGCCGAGTACGGCAAGGGCGGCCGGGACACCAAGGAGTTCACCAGCCAGCTGGGCGACTACCGCGAGGCCATCGCGGACGCGAAGTTCGAAGCGCAGCTGGCGGCCGAGGCGCAGGGCGTGTTCGGAGCCCAGGCCCAGTCGGTGCAGGAGAAGCTCAACGCGCAGAAGCTCTCCGCGGACGGGCTGCGCCAGTCGATCCAGGCCCTGTCCGAGACGAGCCGCAGTGCGTTCGACGCGCAGACCAAGATGGAGGCGGCGATCGACGCCGTCACCAAGTCCATCCAGGAGAACGGCAAGACCCTCGACGTCGGCAGCGAGAAGGGCCGCGCGAACCGGGACGCCCTGTCGCAGATGGCTGCGGCCACCGAGGACGCCGCGGCGAAGGCGAGGGACAACGGAGCCTCCTGGCAGACCGTCGCCGACATCTACGACAAGGGCCGCAAGTCCCTGGTCGACAACATCACCGCCATCACCGGCAACCGGCGGGAAGCCGAGCGGCTGGCGTCGACGCTGCTGAAGATGCCCAGCCCGAAGATGCGCCTGGAGATGCGCACCGAGGACGCGGTCAAGGGCCTCAACAGCGTCATGGCGGCGATGAAGAAGACGCCCGGCTCGAAGTCCGTCACGGTCAAGGCGCTCACGAAGGACGCTGTCGGGCTGCTGCGGGAGCTGGGCTTCAAGGTCACGAAGCTGCCGAACGGCCGGTTCAAGGTCACCGCCGAGACGGCCAACGCCAAGGCCAACGTGGCGGCGGTGCAGCGGGCCCGGGACGCGCTGAAGAGTAAGTCCATCACGCTGGCCGCGCGGGACCGGGCCAGCGCTCAGGCCCGGTCGATCCGCGCGCAGATTGCCGCGATCACCGGCAAGACGGTGACGATCACCACCATCCGCAAGACCATCGCCATCAACAACACCTCCGGGCGGCCAGTTCAGGGAGAAGGCGGCTTCAGCAAGTACGCGGCGGGCGGTACGCCCGAGGCCGGCGAGATGGCCATGGTCGGTGAGAACGGGCCCGAGCTGGTCGTGTTCGGCGAGGCCGCACGCGTCTTCGACTCGACGACGACCCGGGCGCTGATGACGGGTACGGTGGCCGCGGCGAAGGCCGCAACGGCAGGGCTGAGCGGTGGGCTGCGGTCGACCGGCGACGTCTACTCGGCGGCCCGGACCATGGCGGCGGCCGTCACCCAGGGCATCCGTGACGAGCTGGAGATCCGTTCCCCGTCGAAGAAGACCAAGGCCCTCGCGAAGGACGTGGGCAAGGGCTTCATCAGCGGGCTGACCGGCTCCCGCGACAAGATCAAGGCCGTCACGAAGGACCTGGCGAACGACATCAAGACGGCCTTCACCGGCAAGAAGGAATCGTCCCTGCTGAAGATGGTGGACAAGCAGACCAAGAAGCTGCTGGACGCCGCCGCCAAGCGGGACAAGATCGCCGCCAAGATCGCCGAGGCGAAGCAGTACGCCAAGGACGTCACCAAGACGGCCCGCGATCAGGCGTCCCTGTCCAACCTGGGCATGGACGCCGACAGCATCACGGCCGGCGGCATCAAGGGCGGGCTGGCCGCGAAGCTCGCCCAGGTCAAGCAGTTCACCCGCTATGTCGACATCCTCGCCAAGAAGGGGCTCAACAAGGGGCTGCTGCGGCAGATCCTCAACATGGGCCCCGAGGCCGGCTACGCCTACGCCTCCGCCCTGGTGGGCGCCGACAAGAACACCTTCAAGCAGATCAACTCGCTGCAGTCCCAGCTGGACAAGTCGACCGACACTCTCGGCAAGCTCGGCGCCGACCGGCTGTACGACTCAGGCAAGAACGCCAGCAGGGGCTTCTTGAAAGGGCTTGAGTCCCAGCAGAAGGACATCGAGAAGCTGATGATGTCCATCGCCAAGGCGATGCAGCGGTCCATCAAGAAGGCGCTGGGCATCAAGTCGCCCAGCACCGTCATGGCGAAGCTCGGCACCTTCTCGACTCAGGGTCTGGCCCGCGGCCTGGTCGAGGGACTGCCGCACGTCGACCGCGCCCTCGGTGTGGTCACCGGCCGCGTGGCCGCCACCCGGCCCGTCGTGGGGCGGCCCGCTGTCATCGGCGGCGGTGGCGGAGTGATGCAGGTGAGCATCAGCGTGACCGACGCCCGGGACCCGGTAGCCACCGCGCGGGAGATCCGCCGGGAGCTGCTGGAGCTGAAGAGAGTCTTCGGCTGGAACCTCGAACTGAATGTGGGGTGAGACCTGTGCCGCTGCTGGTCGAGGCCGGGTGGGGCGGGCTGGTGCAGTACCCGTGGACCATCACGTGGACGGACATCAGCCGCTACGTGGATACCCAGAAGGCGGGGGTGTCCATCACCCGGGGCGCCTCAGATGAGCTGTCCGAGACGCAGCCCGGGACGGCGACGCTGCGCCTGGACAACGCAGACGGCCGGTTCACGCCGGGCAACCCCGCCTCCCCGTACTACCCGTTCGTGCGGCGCAACGCCCCCATCCGCGTCTCGGTGGCCATCATGCCGACCAGGACGGGGGCGGCCCCCTACCCGATGGCCATGCTCGGCGACGACTTCGACGCCGAGCGGGTCAACACCGCACGCTGGCCCACCGTCTACGGCAGCGCCGTGCAGATCGACGGCCGCTGCCGGGTGCAGTGCAATCCGGGCGCGTTCTCCGGATTCCTGTCCGCGCGGGAGTGGACGCTGGCCGGGTCGAAGGTGACGGCCAAGCTCGCCAAGGTGCCGGCCGCGAACGGCTCCAGCACGGGGGCCGCGTCGATGTGGGTGCAGTCCACCACCGCGGGCACCCGCATCGGCTGGACCTACAACCCGGCCACCGGTGTGCTGTTCGCCCACAACCAGGCCGGGTTCAGCGACGCCGGCCAGGTGCCGCTGACGTACTCGGCGATCGACCACGCCTGGCTGCGGGTGCGGGAGTCCGGCGGCACGGTCTACTGGGAGACCAGCAGCGACGGCTTCATCTGGACCGTGCGCCGCACCGCGGCCGCACCGGCCTGGGTCGCCTCCCAGACGCACGCCCTGGAGTTCACCGGCACCCGCACCGGCGGGACCGGCGACTACGTCGAGTGGGACCTGCTCGGCGCCGAGATCCGCCCCCGCTTCTGGGGGATGGTCAACCAGTTCCCCGTCGACTGGGAAGGCCTCGTCTCCACCGTCACCGTGACCTGCACCGACCTGTTCAAGCGGCTCAACCGGCTGCCCGCCCTGCGGTCGATGCTGGCCCAGGAGATCCTCCACCAGGACGTCGCCGGCGTCGGCGACATCGTGTCCGCGTACTACCCGCTCACCGAACCGTCCGGAGCGGCGGCGGCCGGTGACATCTCCGGCGGCGGATGTGGCGCACTGGCCGTCACCCAGGTCGGATCCGGCGGCAGCCTCGACTTCGGCAGCGAGGGCCTACCCGACACCGGTGACACCTCGGCAACGTTCACCCCGGCCAGCGCCACCCAGGGCAAGTACCTGACGGGCGACCTGGGCGCCGTGTTCGAAACCAACTCCGCCGCCTACGCACAGACGGTCGAGGTGTGGTTCAAGACCACCACCGCGGGCCGGGTCATCCTCGGCATGCACGAGACGAACCTGGACCACCAGTACGTCCTGGCGCTGAACGCCTCCGGCGAGCTGGTCATCGAGCACACCGAGGCGGGCGGCACCCTCACCGTCTACAACAGCGCACGCGTCCTCAACGACGGCCAGTGGCACCACATCGTGCACGACGGCTACACCAGCAAACAGCTCTACATCGACGGCGTGGCCGGGCCGTTCACCCTGTCCGTGGTGAACACCACCGCCCTGCGCACCCTGCACATCGGCGGCTACCGCAACGGCCGTCTCTTCAACGGGCAGATCGCCCACGTCGCGATCAACCACGTCACCGGCTACATCGGATCGGTCATCGCCCCCGACCACTACGAGGCGGCCACCACCGGCTACGCGGGCGAGCCGGCCGACGAACGCATCCAGCGCCTGGCCCGCTACGCCGGGCTGTCCTCGGTGACCGTGCACGGCTCCACCCACGACCCTGTCGCCTCCCAAGGGCCGGGCGGCTCCTCGGTCGTGGCCCGGATGCGGGAGGTGGAGGCCACCGAGTCCGCGCGGCTGTACGCGGAACGCGACTACTACGGACTGGCCTACCAATCCCGCGACGTGCGCTACAACCCGGACCCCCTGTCCGAGGTGTTCACCATCGACTACGCCGACCTGGAGACCCGCCAGGTGCAGCTGGCCGATGACGACCAGAAGCTGGTGAACATCGTCGAGGCGGCCCGCCCGGGCGGCGCCACCCAGCGTGTCACCGCCCCCTCGTCGATCCTGGCGTTCGGCGAGTACGAGCAGTCCCTCAACGTCCTCAAGACCTCGGACAACTCGGTGCTGGACGCGGCGTACTGGCTGGTGTCCCGCTACGCCAACCCCGGCCCCGAGCTGCGCGAGGTGCCGATCGAGGCGTACACGATGCCCAACTACCTGGACATCCTCGACGCCGACATCAGCTCCTACTTCTCCGTGTACAACCTGCCCGCCCAGGCGCCGGCCTCGACGCTGCGCGTCACCGTCGAGGGCTACACCGAGACGCTCAAAGAGGCATCGCACCTGATCCAGTTCCACACATCCGCCAGCCTCAACGACACCGTGTGGGTTCTGGACGACGCGGTCTATTCCGTCCTCGACTCCACCACCCGACTCGCCTACTGAAGGGGACGCCCGTGCCGATCGCTGTCGTGCGCGCAGAGACGTTCTACCTGCCGCCGTCCAACCTGCCCCGCGACGCGTGGGCCGACGTCCCCGCCGCCGAACTGGTGTGGCGGTGGATCGAGTACCGGATGGGGCGCCGGGCCGTCCCGCCCGAGGGATCCGTCGACGAGTCGTACTACGCGCGCATCAACCAGAACCGGTGGATCGCCGACTGCTCGTCGTGCGGCTCGGCGCAGGTCGTCTCTCCCAGCGATCCCCGCTACGCCTGCACAGAGTGCCAGTGGGGATGGTGCGTGCTGATCTTCCCCGACGACATCGCCGCCGTCGAGACGCCGCTGCTGCCGCTCAAGCCGGGCTTCCGGAACTGGTGGCACCCCGACGACCCGAACAACCCGGACCGGCCGCCCGAGCCGACGCCGGACCCGGGACCGATGGGAGAACCGGCATGACGTTCGCCCCGCGCACCTGGGTCGTCGGCGAGGTGGTCAGCGCCGCGACCATGAACCAGGAGATCCGCGACCAGTTCAACACCATGTTCGCCGCCTGGACGTCGTACACCCCCGCCTGGACGGCGTCGACGACCGCCCCGGCCCTGGGCAACGGCACCATCGCCGGGCGCTACATGAAGATCGGCCGCACGGTCATCTGCCACATCAACCTCGTCACCGGGGCAGGCCGCCAACGCGGGCGCGTCGATCGTCGGCCACGCCCACCTCCTCGGCACGGACCGCTGGGTGGGAGAGATCGTCATCTCCCCCAACGCCACCACCACCAGCCCGTTCTTCAACATCTCGGCGACGAATACGCGCGTCGACTTCATGACCCCCACCCGGCCCGAGACCCTCGCCGCCGGCGCACAGCTCCGGCTCACCTTCGTCTACGAAGCCGCGTCCTGACCCTGTTCCACCCCGCTCGCCCCGCGCACACGGCCGGGGCCTTTCCACATCTGGAGGCCCCATGGCCACCCCGCTCACCGCCGACCGGCTCGTAGCCGCGCTGAAGGCCGAGGGCTGCACCGTCCACGAGGTGCCCGGCTGGCGCACCAACAACCGGAACCACAAGGGATCGTGGGGCCCGGTGCACGGTGTGCAGATTCATCACACCGTTACCGGCCCGGGCGTGGACGTCGTGGGGCTCATCTTCCACGGTCACAGCACGCTGCCGGGTCCGCTCGCCACCGGGTGCATCACCAAGGACGGCGTCGTCCACCTCACCGGCAACGGCCGAGCAAACCACGCCGGCGGCGGCGACGGCCGCGTCCTGGACGCCGTCATCGGCGAGTCCTACGACGACCGCCCACCAGCCCCCCAGGAGCACGACGGCTCACCGGGCGCGGTCGACGGCAACGCCCGGTTCTACGGCTGGGAGTGCGAGAACAAGGGCGACGGCAAGGACCCCTGGCCGCGGGGCCAGTACGACGCCATGGTCCGGGCCACGGCCGCGATCTGCCGCGCGCACGGATGGGGCCCGCAGTCCGGCATTGGCCATCTGGAGTGGTCGGACTGGAAGGTCGACCCCCGCGGGTTCGACATGAAGGACTTCCGCGCGGCGGTCGCCGAGCGGCTGGAGCACGAACCCGGCTGGAGCCCGGGCAACGAGGAGGAAGAGATGCCGCTGACCAAGGCCGACGTGGCCACGCTGTGGAAGACGGACGGGGTGATCGGCGTTCCGGCCGACTGGTCGCCGGGCAACGAGCACTGGGCGCCGGCCTCGCTGCTCATCGACATGGGCAAGCGGCTGCGGGTCCTCCAGGCCAACGACGCCGCGCAGACCGCGGCCATCACCGCGATGGCCAACGCCCTCGGCCGAGTCGACGCGGCCGTGGACGTGGACGCCCTCGTGGCGAAGGTGCGGGCCGCGGTCAGCGAGGCCGTGGAGTCCATCGACGTGCGACTCGAAACCGCCAGCTGAGCCACCCGGCCCGCTGTCCTATCAGCAGAGAAGAGAGAACGATGACGAACACCCCTGACTTCCCGACCCGCGCGGACGTCGAGACCGTCGTGAAGACGGGCGCGACCTACGCCCGCGACCTCGCCGAGCGCGTCATCTGGACCGGCCTCACCTCGGCCGCCGGTGTCGCCCTGGCTTCCGGCCCGGCGGACATGTTCCGCCTGTCGTTCTGGGAGGGCGTCGGCGTCGCGGCCATGGCCGCGGGCGGCTCCCTCGTGAAGGGGCTGATCGCTCGGTTCGTCGGCGCGAAGAACTCCGCCAGCACGGCGCCGGGCGTCTGATGCGCGCGGCGGCCCGGCGGCTCGCCCGACGTCTGGGCCGCCGCGGTACAGCGCTAGTCCTGCTCGGCACTGGCAAGATGTGCTTCGGTGCTGGCTACCTGCTGACCCCCGCGCCGAATCCGCGCGGCCTCGAACTCCTCACCGCCCGTGCGGACATTCGCGTCTGGGCCGGTCTATGGGTGGTGTGCGGGGCAATCACGTTCGCCGCCGCGTGGTTGCGCGTCGGGCGGGACTGGGCAGGGTTTGTGGCTGCGCTCATCCCACCGTTCGTGTGGGGATCGGCGTTCCTGTGGGGGTCGTTCAACGGGGACTATCCGCGCGGCCTGGCGGTCTTCGGCTGGTACGCCACCAGCCACATCGGGATCATTCTGTGGGCCGCGTCCGTGCCTGAGTTCGAGATGCCCCACCTTGCACTTGAGGAGAGACCGTGACCGGAGGGTGGGGGGTTGCTGCGGCGGTGGTCGGTTCTGTCCTCGGCGCCGTGGCGTTGCTGGGCTCTGGGCTGTTCGCGGCGCGGGCTACTCGGGCCGCGGCCCGCACGACGGCCGAGGCGCAGCGCGCGGCGGCTCAGGTCGCGGCCGAGCCCGCGCAGAGGCAGGCCGACCTTGCCGCATTCAAGGAGATCCGCGAGGGGCTGGACCGCCGCATTGAGCGCCAGGAACGGCGCATCGACAGCCTCACGTCGCTGGTGCGCGCGTTCTCCTGGTACGTCTCCGAGCTCTCTGGTCAGATGCGAGAGCACCGCATCGAGCCCCCCGCACCCCCGCCTCGGGTAGACGAGTACAACCGAACTGGAGTGTGACTACGCGCCCCCGCCTTCCCCGCCGTGGGGAGGGCGGGGGCATTTCGCCGTCTCCGGGTGCGGCTCGGAGCCACCGAGCGCTCACACGAAAAGGGTCTCGCCCCATACCCTGGCAGTGACGAAGCTGGACAGAGAGTGGGGCGAGACCGTGCCATCTGATGCTACCCCGGACCCGTACAGCGACCCGTTGGTCTTCGGCCAGCGGCTCCAGATTCTTCGGACTCGCCGAGGGCTGACCCGCGATCAGCTCGGCGGACTCGCCGGCTTCTCCGGGTCCTGGGTGAAGGGCGTGGAGACTGGCCGCCTGAAGACACCCAAGTTGGCGATCGTGCTGCGGCTCGCCGAGATCCTCCGGGTCCGTGACCTGTCCGACCTCACCGGGAACCAATCTGTGCACGTCGACCTGTTCACCGGCCCCGGCCACCCCCGCCTGCCCGAGGTGAAGGCCGCGGTCGACGCGTTCCCGCTCGGCGCACGCCGCGACGCACCGCCGGCCGAGCACCTTCGGGCCCGCCTCGCCCGGGCATGGTCAGCCAGGCACTCGGCGCCGAACCACAGGGACGTCATCGGCGCGCTGCTGCCGGACCTGATCCGGGACGCGCAGGCCGCGGTGCGGCAGGCCGAGACGAGCGCGGACCGTCGCGCGGCGCACGCCATCCTCGCCGAGGTCTACAGCCTCAGCCAGTTCTTCGTGGCCTACCAGCCCGATGCCGCGTTGTTGTGGCGCGTCGCCGAACGAGGCCTGATCGCCGCTCAGGAGTCTGAGGACCCGCACGCTATCGGCGTCGCCGCCTGGCTGGCCGCGCAGGCTCACCGCGACTCCGGACCCGGCCACTTCGATGCGGCCGACGAGGTCACGCAGCAGACACTCGCCTACCTCGATCCGCTACTCCCCGACGCCACCGCAGACGTGCTCGCCATCACCGGCGCGCTGACCTTCGAGGCCGGGTACACGGCGGCCCGTAGGGGCGAGACGGGCACTGCGTGGCGGCACTGGGACCAGGCCCGCGACATGGCGGCCCGCCTGCCGGAGGGCTACTACCACCCGGTCACCTCGTTCGGCCGGGCCATCATGGGCGCGCACGCCGTGACGATCGCGGTGGAGCTCCACCAGGGTGGCGAGTCCGTGCGGCAGGCCGCCGCCGCGGACGCCGTGGTGATCCCGTCTCGGCCGCGACGAGCCCGGCACCGGATCGAGGAGGCACGTGGGTACCACCTCGACGGGCAGCCGGACGTCGCCCTCGCGACGCTGGCACAGGCGCACGAGGCCGCCCCGGAGACGATCCGGTACAACGGCTACGCGAAGCGCATCGTGCTGGAGGAGACCGAAGCGAAGAGCCCGGCCCGCCGACGCCGCGCGTCCGACCTGGCTGTCAAGCTGGGGCTGCTGGCCGCCTGACGAGGGGGCACAAACTGTGCCCCTGCTGCTACTTGAGGGCCTCTACGTTCGCTGGTGTGAGACGGATCACCACGACCATGGAGGCGTAAGGGATGGCGACGACCAGTGGTACGACGACCCTGCCCGCGGACGTCGCCACGATGCGCGAGACCGCGCACCGCGTGCTCGGGCCCGACAGCGCCCCGGAAGCCTTACCGCCAGCAGGCGATGAGCTGGACACGCTCACCGCCATGCTGCGCGGCCACATCGAGCTCCTGGCGCCGGAGGTCGAGCAGGCCGCCGGACAACTGCCGAAGAACAGCCCCACCCGGGCCGCCGCTCTGGCGTGCGTAGGTGAGGGGAAGGGGAAGCTCCGCGCCCCCGAGCTCGCCTTCACCGCGCTGTCCGGCACCGTCATGTACGCACGGCGGCTCGCCCGCGTCCTGGTCGCCCTGTGCGACCACTACGAGACCGTCAGCGCTGGCGTCACAAAGACGCCCGAGCAGGCCGCGTTCGAGCTGCTGGCGGAACACTGCCTGACGTGCCCCACGTGCCGAACGGTCGACGAGCAGGGCGCCCACGCCGGCCTCCCCTGCGACGAGGAAGACCGACTGTACGAGGCGTACCGTGCTGCTCGGTCCCGCGCAGCCGCCGCCCGCTTCGCACAGCGCGGGACGGAGGTCACGGCGTGACCGGCACCGAGGCGGAGATCGCCGTCCCGGAGGCTGCCGACCCCGAGGCGGAGTACCAGCAGCTGAGCACAGAGCTCCTGCGTAACGCGAAGATCCGGCGTCACCGGGCGGCCGTCCAGGCGCTGATCGAGGAACGGACCATCCTGTCGCTGCCCGCCGTGCAGCGAGCCCTGATCGTCGACAGTCGCAAGGGACGGGCCGCGCAACTGCCGGAGCTATCCGGCCGCCAGTACACCCTGGGCCTAGACGAAGGGCAGCGCTGCTTCCTCGCTCTGGTCCTGTCGATGGTCGGCATAGGCGTCACCACCTTGGCGTCCGTCGAGGACCTCGACGACCGCCGCCTGCCGATCATCCTGCGGGCCATCCTGCACCTGGCGGGGGCTCAGGGTTACAGGCGACGGCCGACGGCGATGTCCTCGTTGCCCGCCAGGTGCAGG